GTTTTCCATCGCAAACATGCGTGGGGTCTCGTCTTCAGCCTCTACAGGCTTTTCTTCAGCATCGTGGGACTTTCCTTTTCCAAAAGTACGTTCTTCTTCTTCTGGTACAGTCATGCCTTCCATTGCGATGCTAAATCCTTCTAGCTTTACGTCATCCCATGAAGAGAGTTCCTCTACACGAGCATCCTTGTTGTCCTCTTCGAGTTTTCCAAGAACTGCTTCCTTGTCTATAATTGTAGTAATTAAAGATGATTTTTTTGCTTTGAGTTCTTCTTCGACTCTCTCAGCTTCTGCATCTTCGAATTTCTTCACAATTGCAAGGGCTTCCTCGTGCTTGGTATTCAATTCTTCAAAAGATGAAGTCATTTCTTCTAACTGGTTTTTCATAGATGCGAATTCACGCTCTGTGATTGACTCAGCTTCAGATACTGTTTTTTCTTCTTCAGCCATATTTGTTACCTCGCGGTTGTTCCCGTGTGTATCACAGGCACATAATTCTTTTTCGTCGCCGCCACAAGAGCCGCCACAATCAGAATCTTTATCACCGAATTCACGGTGTTCATCACATTCCTTTCCTTCTTCAATTGTACATGCTTCACAAACGGGGGTTCTTGTTTCATTATCAATGAAACTTACCTCGATAGGACGAATGTTCGTAGCAAAGGGTTCTCCTAAAACATCAATGTCTTTTGAAAACCAATCAATACTTACATGTGTCATATCGCCGTTTTCCAACTTTCCTAACACTTCATTTGTTTTGGCAGCGTCCTTTCGGACTTTTGCCAACATTTTAATACCAGTTTTACCATCATCCAATTCAATTATCTCTGGGTTGATAGCCGTGCCAATTAAATCTTCATCGGTTCGCTGGTGATTAAAGTAAACTGGAAGTTCACTAAAAGCTTCTAAATTATCTTTCAATATAGAAGGTTCTATAAAAACTTTCTGGTCACCATCGGCGTCATGGACACCTGATGTTATAGCTATCACTGGATAGTCTATAGTTTCTTCGCCTGTGCTCACAGGTTGTTCTAATGCTAGAGCAAAAGTACGTTTCGAGTCTTCCTGTGTACCATTGGTTACTGCGAATTCTCTTACGGTACCTTCCTCAACTCTCATACGGCAAAGGTTTGCCGCCATCTCATTATATTTATCAACACCTCTCTTTTTTAGTATAGGTGCGACATCTATAATACAGTTTTCATATGCGTATTTGTCGCTCATTGTTCTCTGTCTCCCGTTAAGTTTCTGTTTTCTACTCGTTCTGATTCCTCAGACTTATCTTGGTTTTTTCCACCAGAAATGTTAGCATTTTCAGCTGTAGGTCGCTGTTCAACGATACCTTCTGGGTCTAAACCTCGTTCTAACCTAACTTCACCGGGTGACAGTACACCCTCAGAAAGATATATCATATCCGTTTTAGCTTTTGTAAATGAATCATTTACATTTATTTGACGGAATGAAAATCTAGCATCGCCGGACTCTAGTTGCGGCATGAGTTGTGAATTAAGCGCTGCTTCAATAGCACTTTGTAAATGTTTAACGTAAGGTTCGAAAATAGCACGTGCTTGTTCTGGTTTATCAAACATAGTCACTGGGACTTTCAAAGCTATATGTATTTTCTTTAATATATCATCAGTATATTTACCATACTCAAAAGCCCGTTGTGTTCCTTGTAATTCTTTAATTGTTATATCATTACCGTGAATTATATCTTCACCGGGTTCTAATGTATTAAAGGCATCAACAATTTCGTTAATTTTGTCTGGACCATAAGGCATGTCGGGTAAACCAGCAGATATATCAAACCTGCTAGTGGCGTACTTGTTAAGAGCAGCACCAATATCCCTCTCGGCAAAATCTTTAAGGTCAACCAAGTATAATACTGGGTGAATATCACTAAGCCCGTAAGCATAGTCATCAAAAGCATTGTTTTTAAACTCAATAATTTCATCTTCCTCAAATCTAACATTCTCTTTGTCGTCTCCTACATCTTGATAATAATATTTTATCTGACCGTTTTCGTCTCTTTGTACAAACATATTCTGTGAAGAACGTAAGATTAAATTATCTCCTGTGTATTCTAAATAAGATGTACCGAAAATTCTACCATTACGTAACCAAGAGTATATTAACTGGTCAAAATTTATTTCATCAAAAAATCGAGTGATAGCCTCGCGCTCTACTTCATCATCAGTTACGATGTCGTAACCGTCTTTCGCTGCATATATACAGGGCAAGTCAATTAAAGTCCTAATAATTGGGTCAGACAAATACACATTCATGTATGTCCTATAATCTCCAATTTGTGGTTCTTTATTTGCTCCACCGCCGTATCCACCTCCCCTTCCACTATTTTGAAGTTTAATACGTTTAATAACGCCTGCTCCATAGCTGCGAGGGTTGTCTTTACTATACGTCGGGTTAGACCCTACTGTTGCGAATGTCCTATTTCGCCCAAAAAAGGGCAAATAATCTCGTAAAGGCATGGCTATCAATACATATAATGCGGAAGCAGTATATAAAGCTTTCGCTCAAATACCTCCGGGAGTATGTTTTTTTAATAAATTATTACGTCTTCTGGATGTATATAAACCTTTTCCTGTCCAACTTGTAGAATTATTATTTAAAGCCCTCTTTGTAGGTACGCTAACGCTAGAAAAATTACCTGACATAGGTAGCATGGACAATGCCCCATGTAACGCTATCGCTGTACTATCACAATAATCATCATGTTTTCCTGATGGAGCAGATATTTTCTCTGTTTTATTAGCAGCATCCATAACATATTCTAAATCTACATGTTCTCTGTACCATTTATTGACTAATTTTGCATGATTTGCAGGTAAATCTTTTGGGTCTGGCACAATTACTTGTTGTTTTTGCAAATAAGACACCATATCTCTATATACTTGTGTTTTACTACCTTTCGCTCCACCTGTAAAAATGAACGGTATAAAATGTATACCACTCTCTATACTTGCCACCCTTATATCTTGTTCAATCGCGCCACCCATACCCGTCGCATCAATAATAAGCCTACTTGCACCAAAACCGCGAGCAATATCCATGATACGCTGACGTTGGTATGGAATATCATGTCCACCTGTTTTAGGACTGATTTCTTCCAAATAAATAAGTCTTGCCACATTTTGTGTACCTGACTTTTCACAAGTAAATACACTAATGACAGTTGAATTAACGGACTTGCCAATATCCACACCCACAGTACAATTAGGAATTTCCGTTCCGAGCTCGTGAAATCCAAGTCCTCTTGTGAATGTGCTTCGTAATAGTTCGGGATTGAAGATGTTGGATGACGACTCGACGAACTCGCACTCATATTCTGTCCTCCAATATATTGAATCTTCCCCCCATTCCATCATCTTTGTGAGCATATCGTCCTCTGTATATGGTGGGTCGTATGCTCTTCCACGCTTTACTGCATCTCTCCATGTATAATGTAATCGTGTAAAACTATCCGCATAAGCGTCATCGTATAAGTAACGATACATATGATTTTCTTTTGATTTTGGAGTCCCTAGGTTAATAAATGGCGCTGTGTTAGATATGATTGATGGTTCTACATTATCTATAAATAACTTGTCATCTATTAATGGACTCTCGTCCACTATTAAAAAGGTTGGGTGCTGTCCTCGTATTGCTTGTCCTTGATTAGAAGGAGCAATAGGGGCTCTACGAAGCACCGTTCCTCCCTTCATTGTGATATTAGGCTTATTGTGAAACCTGTAATGGTCTACTAAGCCATCTAAAAAAGCATTATCTGCGAAATGCCTATAACAGTAATTAAATATAAGTGAAGCTTGGTCCTCAGATGGAGCCAAGATAAATATTAAATCTCTAAATCTTTTAAAAAACATATAGATTACTGTAGCTACCGAAAGGGCGTAGGATTTACCTGAGCCACGTGGAGCCAATATTGCTACTTTACGATGTTTTTCTGGGTTACCATCAGGATATGTTAGAGATTCAACAACAATATCCTCTTGCATAGGTCTTAATTTTAAAGGTCTTCTTTTATTATCAATAAGATAACATTCAGAAAAAGCACGCACTAGAAGGGTCATCTTCTTTTTATCTGTGCGACACTTTTCAAAAATCTTTTCTAGTTGTAAAGAATCATGAGCTGCTATACCACTAATCGCTGCGTTTAGTTGTTTCTGCTCGTTCTTTATCGTCATCTTCTTCATCCATCAAACCTTCTAATATTTTCGAAAACCCTTCAGTATTCTTTTCCACTACAGTTGGTACTTCTATATTAAGAGCGCGAAACTCAGTATGGATATCACGTACAATCGAGTTTCTTTGTCGCAAGAGCTCTGTTCTCGCGTCAACATCCCGAATAGATACAAGAATTTCTTCCCACAACAAGTCTTCAAGCGCGAGATTGCGGGCAAGAAGTCGTACGAGTTCTTTATGTCGCTCATATTCTCCTTCACCCACTCTCTCTCTTAAACGCTCTTGGTATCCCTTAACGTC